TTTGTCATCATCCTTCACATATATAGTTTCCTTTTTTATATCACTACAATGAAGAGGACGCCTGACGATTTCCATGGCATTTAATTTATCAATTATTATATTCGACATACCATTGGTTTGACCTTCGTTGCCAATACGTAACATATCTTCTATACTTAATTGAATTGAGTCTATAAAATCAGTAAGGTTCATAGCATCCTTACATTCCTCGTTAAGGAATATATTAATATTGAAGTTTTTATTGTGACAATTGTTATTGGTTATGGTCGAAGGCTCTATCTTCTTACATAACTCAATCATCATTTTTTTCATCTCTAAATTTTCCTTCAATAAATATTCCATTGTTGGCTCCACCGTAATTTCGGTATCCTGTGAATGTTCTTTGTATATGCATTTCTTTTTATGTCTCCATAATCCAGTACGATCTTTATATTTTTTACCACATTCACAAATACATGTGGCATTTTTTGGCATTTTTTTTGTTGCTGTTGTTGCTATTTGGTGCTTACGTGTGTTCAAATGAACTTTATAATTACTTTCCTTACTACATGCGAAATCACAATTTTCACAATAAAATTCTTTGGCATTTTTTTGGCATTTTATTGTTGCCATTTGTTGCTTAATATAGCAACAGAAAAAAATGCCTAAACCTTTTCCACAATTAATCCTAAAAAAGTTATGGTAACAAACAAAATAATAGAAAATGGTAATTAGAGCGTTATGCTCACAACCAACTTTTTTGCAAAAAAGAGAGATTTATTCTTCAAAATATTTCAATGAACACTAGTTTCTATTTTATTTTTCATTGAAAAATATCAAAAAAAAATAAAAAAGTTATTTGAAGTTATATATATACATCAATCATACACCAATTTTATAGTTACTGTTATCATGTTGGAGGTACATTGAACATATAACTTCTTCATTTTCAATATGTATAGTTGGAGGTGATTCCCATTCACTGAATGAAATTGCTTTTGTTGTAGATTTTTCAAGTGATAGAAGCTTATCGAGAGCTTGTAATCTTCTTTCTAGTGGTGGTATATTCATAGGAAATTTACGAGATATTTGTTTCCATCTCCATTCAAATTGTAATGCGGCATTCCATGTTGGGAAGTTTGATACATAACATATTCGTTTCCAATTTTTTCCAGATTTTACTTTAGATGTAGTTGCTTTTGCTCCACCTTTTATTTCATTATTGTGTTGTCGTAATCTTCTCTCTAGATTCACTGTGGCGCCCACATAGGTAGCGTTGTCGGAACATTGTAGTAGATAAACAAACATAATATAATGGGTTATAATAAGATATTCAATAACTTATTATATTTAATCTTTAATGAATTATCATTTTACAATATCTATATTATGGTTTAAAGTTCGCTGTGTTCAATATCGGATGAAGAATATACAGGTTTATATGGATCTTCAGCGAGGAGATTTTCATCAGGATTTCTAGGAGGAATATTATTTACAGCTTCTTCTTCTAATGACTGATCATTATTTTCGGTATGAAGTTGCATCATGTCCTGAAGTTTTTGATCTTCATTAGGAACATATTTTCTTACCATTTCACTTCCTGTAGAAATGCCAGCACGATGTAAAATTACATATCCTGTAAAAAGAGCAATTATTCCAATGACAGGATTCACTGTCAAAAATACAACAATAGCAAATGTCACAATAAGAAGACTGCCTAGTTTTGTATCAATTAAAGACGACAATTCAAAAGGAATTGGTAAGGGAAACGCAATGATTGAGAGCATTAAGAATATCAATGCTAAATGCATTTTATTATATTTTGAAAAATATTTAACAACGTCAGTCATATACATTATACATTATAAAATATATTTTATATAAAAATTGAATAATAACAATATTTATATTTCACGTATTAATAATGATGATGAATAGATACCTAAATAATCGTGGTTATGTGGTTCATAAGAATGCCATAAGTGATTCTGATAAAGAAACACTCTTAAGTGATCTGACTGTGAAGCCGAATATTCCTAAAGCTATTGTTAAAGCGGTTCCTTATCCTGTATATCGTGAATCATCGTCAAAATACTATTTGCCTAGATTTTATGGAATTCAATTATTTGGAGATGATTATGAGACAAAGATAAAAAAAGGCGATGGAATTGATATAGAGTTTAAAGGTAATCTACGTGAGTATCAAGTAAGTATAGTCGATAAGTATGTAAATTATGTCGGAAATATTGGCGGTGGTCTGTTAGAAATAGATACAGGATTAGGTAAAACTGTTATTGGTTTAAATATAATTGCACGTCTAAAAAAGAAGACTCTAATTATAGTTCATAAGGATTTCCTGATGAATCAATGGATTGAAAGAATCCAGGAGTTCTTACCTGGTGCTAGAATAGGAAAGATTCAGGGTAAAATCATAGATATTAAAGATAAGGACATCGTGATTGCTATGCTTCAATCGCTTTCTATGAAAGTATATGAAAATAACGTGTTTGAAGATTTCGGATTCAGTATCGTAGATGAAGTGCATCATCTTGGTGCTGAAGTATTTTGTCAGGCATTTCTTAAATTTAATACAACATATTGTTTAGGATTATCTGCTACAATGAATAGAAAAGATGGTTTGAGTAAAGTATTCAAAATGTTTATAGGAGACATTATTCATGTTGAAAAACGCGAAATAACCACTACACTTACTGTAAAAGCGATTGACTATGTAAATAATGATCCCGACTTCAACGAGATGGTATATAATTTTAGAGGGGATCCGTTATATAGTACGATGATTTCAAAATTGTGTAATTTCAGTAATAGAAGTGAATTCATTATAGATGTGATTAAGAACGAATTTATAATAGATCCTAATCAGCAGATGATATTACTCGCTCATAATAAATCGCTATTACAATATTTATATGACGCAATTAGTCATAGAAATATTAATAGTGTAGGATTTTATGTAGGTGGAATGAAGCAGGAGGCTTTAAAGGAAAGTGAATCAAAAAAAATAATATTGGCTACATATTCAATGGCGTCTGAAGGTTTAGATATAAAGACCTTAACGACACTATTATTAGCATCTCCAAAAACAGACATCATACAGGCAATTGGGAGAATATTAAGAACAAAACATACTAACCCATTAGTAATAGATATTGTGGACAATCATGATATTTTCCAAAACCAATTCTCAAAACGTCGTCAATATTATAATAAGCAAAAATATTCTATTATTAGAACTGATAATACGCGATATAAAAATAATGAATGGGAGCCGTTGTTACCCAAGGGAAAAAAGCAAACATGTTTGGTAAAATCACAATTACTTTAATATATATATACACGCGCCATTTTGTAAAAATTTGGACGATCGTAAGTTAGTATTTTCTAATATGGTTAAGAGATATGTTTCCTTCTTAATATTACCAATTTTTTTATCGTCGCATAGAACCCAAATTTCTCCTTTTGGGTCAAGAATATTAGTTTTAATATCTGTTAAGAGTTCACTTGTTATTAAATCATTAACATCAAACAATATGATTAAATCAAAAGTGTAAGAAGATTTAGAGATATACTGTAAGTCAAATAACATATTATTCAAAGATAACTCTTCATTTTGAAAATTATTTTTGATACTGTTGAACACATTAATTCTCTATATTGGCAATGTAAATATTCTTAAACTTATTTTTTAATTTATCTGGCATGATAGATATCCAGTTATTCAAAATTGTAATATTTTGTGACGAATCCATAAATATGTGTGATATATATATATTGATAGAAAATATAATAATTATATTTTCGGATAAAAGTGAATAAATAAAAATATAACTATAAAATATATATATGGAAATTGTACTACCATTTGTAGCTTTAGGGGGTATGTATATTATATCTAATAGAACAAACGAGTCTTTTGAAAATAACGAAAATAACGAAAATAATGAGGATAATTTACCTTTGCTAAAAAGCGAATTGAAGGAGATTAATGATAAAAAATACATAATGAACGAATATAAAAATGCTAATCAAACCACTGATGCGATATTTAAACAATCTGTACATACACCGGTTGAATATGATAGTATAAGTGGAGATAAATTAAGCAAGGAATCATTTGTACACAACAATATGGTCCCTTTTTTTGGCGCAAAAATAAAAGGAAATTACGATGATAATAGAGTTCAAGAAAGTATTTTAGATAATATGACTGGTAGCGGTTCTTTACAAAAGACGAAGTCTGAATCCTCTCCGTTATTCACGCCGTCGGATAATATGAATCATACTAATGGTGCACCAAATATGAATGATTTCTATCAATCCCGAGTGAATCCTAGTATGAATATGGCAAATGTTAAACCATTTAAAGATGAAAAAGTGGCGCCTGGTTTAAATAGAGGATTTACAACTGATGGTGCATCAGGATATAATTCGGTATTAGACGAACGCAATACTTATATGCCAAAATCTGTTGATGAATTACGAGTGTTAACAAATCCTAAGGCATCTTATTCGTTAGAGGGTCATGAAGGACCTTTATGTGCTCCTATCAAAGAGAGAGGTCAATTTGGAGCAATGGAAAAACATTTACCAGATACATATTTTGAGAATTCAAAAGACAGATGGTTAACCACTACAGGTATGGAGAAAAAGCAGACTGCACGCTCAGTACATAATAATAAGGAAGAAAATAGAGAAACAACAACACAGGAATACGAGGGTACTGCGAAAGGGAAAAATCACATAAATTATACCCATAAAAACTACGTTCCTAGTGATAAGGTAGAACTATGTCAAAAACAATTTACACCTGCTTCTGCTAGTGGAAATAATTTTGCGTCGCCCAATGATTTCAATGCGAACAGTTATATAGATTATAAAAACAATCGTGCAACAAATAAGAATAATCAAGGATTTGGTATAATGGGAAGTACTCTAGTAGGCGCGGTTATATCTCCTTTACTTGACGTTCTAAAGCCTTCTAGAAAGGAAAATGTTGTAGGAAATGTTAGAATCCATGGAGACATTAATCCAAGTCATCCTAAATCTTATATAAGTAATCATAGCGATATTCGCACCACCAATAGACAAATGCATCCTGATTCATTAAACCATTACAATGTCCAACAGCAGGGCGAAGGTGGGTACGAAACAGCACAACATAATGTTGTCCCAACCAGCAGAAATGAGACTTCAACATATTACAGTGGTACTATGGGAGGATCAAATGAAGGCGTAACTACATACGATGCTGCTTATAATCAAACAAATAATGATAAAAAAGAAGCAACTACGTATAATAGAGTTCCCCAAGGTAATACACAAATGTTTAACCAATTATCAAGTGAATCATGTACTGTAAAACAAGATAAAGATCGCGATAATAATCGCATGTGGGTGAAGAGTAGTAATCCTGTAAAGTTACCACCATCTGCTGAAACATGCGGATTAACTAATTTTCCTACAAAAGGTGAGGAAAATGATAGACTTCAACCGGATATGTTACAAGCGTTCAAAGAGAATCCATATACACATCCATTGAATAGCGTAGCTTAAACAATAGAATATTGTGAACGATTTAATCAGATTTAATATAAAATTCAATAGATAAGTTAAAATTTTATATTAAAAATAACAGATATATAATAATAATACATAATGATGGATAACTATAACAGTGTCAATGAAACACTAGATGGTTTCATTCAATCGCGTCAAATACCTAATATCATCTTTCATGGCGATTGTTTTACGAAAAAAAAGGACATTGTTGTTAAATTTATGAAGGATATTTATATGGATGATAAAGCGTTCAATAATTATGTAATGTTTGTCGATTGTGCTCACGGAAAGGGTATAAAGTTTGTTCGTGAAGATTTAAAACATTTTGCCAAGACAAATGTATCTAAAAGTGTATTTAAAAGTATAGTATTGTTTAATGCTGATAAACTTACAATTGACGCACAATCAGCATTACGTAGATGTATTGAAATTTTCAGTCACTCTACGCGGTTTTTTATGATTGTCGATAACGTATCTAAATTATTAAAACCAATTCTTTCTCGGTTCTGCAATATATTTATATATGAGAAGCATGATAAATTGTATACGCAACTGAATAGCAATATGAAAGCCATTGCACCTATTATTTCAAAGGTCCAATTAAGCAATATATTTCCATCCGCAAAAAAGTTATACGATAAAGGAATATCTGGATTGAACGTCATGGAATTTATCAGGACGTCATCAACGCCAAGATTAAGCGATTATAACAAACATTATATTTTATTTTATTTGAACAAAATTAAAAAGGATATACGTGATGAGAAACTGTTACTTACAATTATATTACAATTTTACGTTAATAAATCAATAAATACACTAACAGATGTGCATTATATTTAACATAGAAAATGAGATTAATTTAACTAATAATTTAATCGTGTATTACGTAGTTATTTACATTTAGAAAATATAAATAACATATAAATGGATGATTTTACATTAAGTAACCTTTACGAATCTAAGAATGAGTGGTCAGCTCGCCTGGTATCAATATTAACACCACTTATCACCCAAGGATTTAATTCCATATACGAAGAATCGTGGAAACTATGTAAAGAAAATAAGGAAGATAGAAAGTATTTGATGACATTACAAAATTTAATTTCACGAGTTCCTAAGTGGAACGAAATTATACTTGAGAAAGAGTATACACGAATTGTAGAACAATCTAATTGTACCTATTTAGGAGATCTGTTATCTTGTGTTCATGTAATTCAGTTAAAAATATTAACATGTGTAAGAGCTGGTAAAGAGCAAAAGAAAATAGACATAGATATTCCAAAATTCACAACATTTTTACATCATATTTATATCAATGCCGCGCGAAAAATATATACCAATATTTATTTATATGAAAATGATATTCCTCCACTACAGCGTCAAAAATATAATCGTGAAATTGAGATGATTGTTCAGGAGGCTATTATTAATACTATTCGTCAAAATATGCCTATTGAGGAATTATTGAAAGCGTATATAGAAGAACATATAGAAGAAGATGTAGAAGAAGAAATATCGGAAAAAACATACGATGTGGAAGAAGCTAAAGATAAAGAAGAACCTGCTGAAAATTGGAAGCAGCTAGATACGGACTCATTACTTGGTAAAGAAGAGAGTGATAAAATTATAGGAAATGTATCATCTGAGAGCGAATCAGATAATCTAGTAGTATCAAACAATATATCAAATGAACTTTTAGATAATTCTATTGATAACAGTAAAGCAATCACATTCAATGAAGTCAGTATGGATAATAATCTAGAAGCTTCCACATTGAATGATATACCCGAGACAATAAAAATATATGACGACGATGTTAAATTTAATATTGAGTCACTTGACGGTGAAGATAATTTAGATGATGGAATTAGTTTAGATATAGAAGAACTCGCATAAGACAACAAACGAAATTAATAGAAGTACATTTTATATGTGTAATTCGTAAAATAAAATACATTTATTTATATATTAAAATTAAATGGACGATCCATCAATCAATTCGTATTTATACTCGTCTGTAATATCTGTGATATATGTAATTATCAGTATTTTAGAAACCCGTTTCTCGAATACCACTGAAGCGAAGCCATTGAAAGAAGTATTTAAAAATACAATGGTCGTATTTTTTAGCTCATTATGTGGATTTTATATATTATCAAATGTGAATTACTCTGATATTCATCAAGGTGCACCGACTGAAATATTTACCGGAAATCCTGAATTTTAGATAAATTCATAAAAAAATAATTAATAATATTAGTTAACTGATGTTTAATTAATATTATTAAATTTATACACATAATTACATTCATATTGTCATGTAATATATTAATCATAATATTCAGGAATGCTTACATCAGTTTCGGCTTGCGCGAATATATCTATGAGAAATTGTCGTGTAAGATAATATGCGGTAATTTCAGATGTCATGCGCATATATACAATATACACCTTATTATAGCGTCTAAATAGTACATGTGAACAATATCCTGAACTTGAACTACCAAAACATATATAGTTTAGGTTTAAATTAAAGAAGTTATTAATGAGTACTGTTGCGTTTAAAGCATGTGGTAATGATAGCTGCGGTCGTAGACTGTCATTTTCTAGAATTTGAATATTATTTTCATTTTGTAAGTGTGCGTCTATTCGCGCTATAACTGAACCTAGATCATAGTTGTCTGGAGGCATGTCTGGAGGCATGTCGCGCATTTTATACTATACACCTGCTATAATTATGTTTCAATTTTACTATATACATTAATCTCTTACAAATTATCAATATCAATTACACTTTCAATTACATTATCCGGTACATCAATAGTTATATATGTTTTGAAAAGACTATTTTGTAATTGGTCTATTGGTTTGCTGTTATGAACAGTTCTAGCGATCATTTTATATAATTTGAAATCGGGATATCTTTCCTCTCCAGAGGATTTGTATAATATATTTTTATCTTTATCGTCCTTACACCAGGATTCTATTAATTTTTTTAGGACGCTATCTCTATTGTTATTCACTTCAAACTCATCTTTAAAATGATCATATAAAGAGCAGGCTAATCTACATAAATCAAAGCTAGGATTGGGTAAAACAATAGGTTTTGAATCATCATATATGGGACCAAAATTATACTGTGTTGCGGCATCCTCTTTTTTTTTGAATGCATCGCTATATATCAATACATCTTTAAAACTATAAATTGCGCGTCCAAAATCAATTATTTTAAATATTTTTCCATATGTTGGAACCTTATATATAATTCCTTCTATTTTGTAGTAGATATATTTTCGCTTTGTTTCAACAAACATAATATTACTTGTATGTAGATCATTATGAGTAAAATTAAACTTTTTCTGGAAAACAATAAGAGAAACAATGACCTGCATTAGACAGGATACCCATTCATTCGTAGTTATTTCTGTATTTTCCATAAGATAATCTAAAGTATTTTCACATTTTTCCATACATATAATTGTAACAGGAAAGTTATTTATAACACTTTCAATATATGAAATTTCAGAAGAGTCATCTCCATCAGCATCTTCATTTCCATCTTCGCCATTATTGTTCATACCATTCACGCCATCATATTTATGTTTGTTGGAAAATGAACCAATATCACCAACATCATCCATATCATCCATATCATCCATAACATCCATATCATCCATATTATCGTCGCTATCATTATCAGTCAAACTACTTCCAGATGAACAATCGTCGCAAATATTATTTAAGTTATATTCTTCCCCCTCTATTGTATTGAATTCAGTCAATTCTTGTAATTCGTCTATGTATTTATCAACGTCATTATCACCAAATTTAGAATCCATATGATCAACATCGTCTATAATTAATCTAGATGTTTTTAATGTATCTAAAATTTTCAGTTTCTTTATTTTCATTCCACTTCTATCTGAATTTAATGAAAATATATCATCGTTCTCTATTTGGAATAGATTATTAATGTTATTGTGAAAATAGCTTGAATCTGCTAGAAATTCAAGATCCTCTATTATATTTACTTTTAGATTTTTTTGATAACCTATAAATATTCCATGAAACCCTACAGCATTAATAAACCCTTTGTTATGCAGGGTGGAAGATATATATGAAAAAAAACCATCTACATACGATGAATTGTAAGGATCGTGAATTTTTTCTGTATAAGAACAATCCTTATTTTTATTATTGCTAAAAGTAGGTAATGTTAATTCCACATCTTTATATTTACCAACCATATATCTAATTGGATCTATTAGCGGTGCATATTTTATAAATATTGGTTTCTTTTTTTTTGTATTTGTAATTGTAGAGACGAATCCTTCCGCTGTATTTGAAGAAATATATTTGTCAATGGATAGTAGTTTTTCAGGTAAATCAATATTTATAGTGTTGTTGTTTATTGAATCCATTGTAAAAAAAAGCTCATACATGGGTACATAATTTTGTACATTATACAAATTCATTTTTTCTAAACCATGAAATAGATTTTTATTATCATTTTTATTATAATTAAAATCCATATTAGGTTTTATAGATATAAATTTAGAACTTTTTAAACTCATTTGCGTATTTATTACTTTTTTTTCGTAGCAATAAAAACTAATGACGCTTCAACTTAAAAAATTTGACATGAAAAATATTAGCTTTAAACCGAATGAAAATAAAGGTCCGGTTATTGTTTTGATTGGACGTCGTGATACTGGAAAAAGTTTTTTAGTAAGAGATTTATTATATTATCATCAGGATATTCCTATAGGAACTGTGATATCTGGTACAGAAGAGGGAAATGGGTTTTATTCAACGCATGTTCCAAAATTATTTATACATGATGAATACAGTACTAATATTATTGAAAACATTATGAAACGCCAGCGCTCTGTACTGAAGCAGGTAAATAAAGAAATCGCAGTATATAAAAAAAGTACCATCGATCCTAGAACATTTGTTATATTAGATGATTGTTTATACGATGCTGGATGGACAAAAGATAAAATGATGAGATTATTATTTATGAATGGTAGACATTGGAAAGTAATGTTAATTATTACAATGCAGTATCCATTAGGTATTCCTCCGAATTTAAGAACAAATATTGATTATGTATTTATATTAAGAGAACCCTATATAAATAATAGAAAACGTATATATGAAAATTATGCTGGGATGTTTCCAACATTTGAGTCATTTTGTCAGGTCATGGATCAATGTACTGAAAATTTTGAGTGTTTAGTTATAAACAACAATTCAAAATCTAATAAATTAACCGATCAAATATTCTGGTATAAAGCAAGTGCTCATGGTGATTTTAAGTTGGGGTCACGTGAATTTTGGGAAATTTCGCAAAATATGGGTTCTGATGACGAGGACGATGAAGCATATGATCCTAATTCTTCGAGAAAGAAAGGTCCGAGAATAAATGTTAAGAAAACAAAATGGTAATATCTTTTTTATATTCATGTTAGATTTTGATATAAATAATATAAATATAATTCATGAGCGGTGATGTTATGATAGACTTTCTTTTATTAGAAGAGTTTTTGAAAGACATTATCACCGAAACGCGCCATTCAGATGGTGGTGTTGATTATCAGCGCAAATTTTTTGATTTTTTCTTAGTTGAACAATTTAGGGCGCACTATATCAGAAATTCAACCGCGAAATTTTACAGCGATATTGATGATGTCATTGGTGAAAAAACAACAAGTCATGTAGTAAGGTTAAACCTCGCCGACAATAGTGACGATGCACAAAAAAGTTTTTTTGATTCAAATACATCCGAACGATTCCGTGGATATCTGATATCAAAAGGGGTTGTAGATGAAACTACATTAGATTTAAATGGTACCACAATAAGTATAGATATAAGCAGCTATAACTACATAGAACCCGTAACAGAACCAGAACCAGCACCAGCACCAGAACCAGAACCAGAACCAGAACCAGAACCAGAACCAGAACCAGAACCAGAACCAGAACCGGAACCAGAACCGGAACCAGAAATAGAAATATTAAGTGATTTAACATTGGAAGTTATTGGCAATAATTTGAATGTATATTTGAATAGAGATGTAACCTTAAATGGCGGTATTGGATCTATTCAGCTTGATATCAATGGTCTTACAGGTAGTGAAGATGTAATAATTAATGCATCACTTGATAATGATGGTGAATATACATCATCTTTTGACACTACTGTATTAGGATATTGGAATAGTGGAAATATACCCAACAAATTGACAACATACATAGTTGACTCGGTAATATATATAATACAACCGTCAACAGAAGGAGGAGACTCGTATTCAACCGGTGGAAGATCATCCAAGTACTATACCCAATTTTGGTTAGGTACTGATTATGGAGATTGGAATAATATTAATGGTATATCAAGAATTAAAAGCTCAACCACAACTCCCCTTTTAACAATTGATATAAGTAATATTCCTGAAGGCACAGAGTTTAGTTTTAATACAACAAATTGTCTCATGACGCATATAGATAGTGATATATCAAAGGGGTATAGTAATATTAGTGGTTATTCGTCGGAAATTTTGGCTATAGAGAATAAATTATCTGACTATCGTGACGTTACACAGTTTCATAGTGACATTATTTATGGTAATTCTGTTCAAAAGCCATTGAGCTTTTTACTTAGTAACAATATTCGTTTTATTAAACGAGAAAATTCATTAAATGTTGTATTGCCGTCTACGAATGATCTTCGTTCAGGATACGAATACTTTAATGCTGGAGGTTCTGATATTGGAATAGCAAATGTATGTACAATAACATTTGATTCAGCACTGGATGACGCACTATTTAATTCATCAAAGATTAATAATTATGTAATCAATGGATTTACCATTGAATTAATTTTGAATGCTTCCGACAAAAAAATACTCAATTTAGCAACAACTGGTTCAGATTTAGCGAAAGTATTATTATCCCAAGGCGAATCATATGAGTTACTATCAGGTTATACAAATCTACCAAATATAACCGACGTTTCTATTAATTTAGATAACGGGAGTGGTGGGCTGTCGTTATATGACATCAATGCTCCTGTATTGATTGTAGATAACGGTATAATTTCTGTAAACAAGGTATTATCAAGTCTTCATATTACTTTACCATCTACGAATGATCTTCATACAGAATACGAATACTTTAATGCTGGAGGTTCTGATATTGGAATAGCAAATGTATGTACCATAACATTTGATTCAGCACTTGATGATGCGCTATTTAATTCATCAAAGATTAGTAATTATGTAATCAATGGATTTACTATTGAGTTAATTTTGAATGCTTCCAACAAAAAAATACTCAATTTAGCAACAACTGGTTCAGATTTAGCGAAAGTATTATTATCCCAAGGCGAATCATATGAGTTATTGTCAGGGTATACAAATCTACCAAATGTAACCGACGTTTCTATTAATTTAGATAATGGAAGTGGTGGATTGTCGTTATATGACAGCAGTACGCCTGTATTGATTGTAGATAATTATGATGAGAATACAAGTAATTTAATGTTTTTTAATTCGCTCGCTGGCAGTAGCGCGATAGTAGTGAGTGAAAATATAGCATTTTTAACAAATGATATAGAAATAACTTCGTCAGAACAGGTAATAAGTTTGAATAATGATAGCGCCGTTCAAAGAACATTTTGCGGTAATGCATTTAAAATGGCATTAGGTGAAAATATTGGGGTAAGTTTATTAAGTAAAGCTGACGCCATTACTAATGGTAACGTTAATGTTTTAGTATATATTGAAAATCATACTTCTTCACAACAGGTTATAAGTTTAAATAATGATAGTGCTGTTCAAAGAACTTTTTGTGGTAATGCATTCAAAATGGCATTGGGTGAAAATATAGGAGTCACATTATCCATAGTAGTAGCAGGCGCTGTCTTAGAACCAGAGCCTGCACCAGAACCAGAGCCTGAACCAGAACCAGAGCCAGAACCTGAACCAGAACCAGAATCTGAACCGGAACCTGAACCAGAACCAGAATCTGAACCGGAACCAGAGCCAGAACCTGAGCCAGAATCTGAGCCTGAGCCTGAACCAGAATCTGAGCCGGAACCAGAACCGGAACCAGAGCCTGAACCAGAGCCGGAACCAGATATTACTCCTCCTGTGATAACTA